CTTGTAAGATCCTCTCCACCGTTTGACTTAGGCTTGACGTGATCGAGTGTAAGTTCATTAATTTCATAATTGTTTCCGCAATAAACGCATTGACAATCGAAGTGCTCTTTAATAGCTCTTCTCCAGAGCTTCTTAGCGTCTGAATTTGTCATGGTTATTAGGTTGTATAAATAGTGTTTAGGGGTAGGTAGTAGTGGGGTCATTTACGAATTTTTAATCGGCTTTTACGGTTCTTAGAAGGTTTTTGTAAGGTTGCATCTTTAGCATTCTTACTATTCTGTTTTCCTTTTTTATGGGAGACATCTAGTCCATCACCATTACCGTAAGTACCTTTCTTTCGATTAATTGCGTTAGCATTAACTCGTAAAGCTAGACCCTTCTTTGTTTTGTTATACGCTTTCTGTTGAGCTTTATAATTGCCGTTAGCGTATTTAGCTCCGCTTGCCATAAAGTCTGCTCTGTACTAGTTCTGGATCTACTTTTGGCATTACTGCTGCAAGTTTAGATAGAGGGTTGCCATCATAAGCAATACCACTAATGTCATTTGTCTTAAGCCATTCACAGGCTGCTTTGAGATCTTGGGTAGAAGCTTCGCCACTTTTGACCCGCTTGAGGAATTCTTTAGTGACGAGATTATGTAATTCGTTAAATTGGTCTTCAGTGGCTTTCTTCATTAGGCTATTTTTAATTTATCTTTTTTAGATGTTTTCTTTTTAGCTTGGAGACGTACTCTGTACCTATAACCACCGTATTCATTATCAAGAGCATCTTTCTTTCGTTCAGCTCCAGTTTTAGTGCCGTAAGTACCCATTAATTTACCGTCTCTATCTAAGACTTGATATGGCATTTATCCTCCTGGGAATAAGTTTTTCTTAATTAGTTCAACTGCCTTATCATCAATGGTATTATCAGTGGATTCAGCATATGCCTCTAGTAGTTGTATAACTAATTCCTTAACAGCAGAAGAGCTGAGGAATGCCATGAGGATGGGTTTGATAAGTATGATCATTTTCAAAATAATCCGAATTTCTTTTTAGGTTTAGGGTTAAGTGATGAGATAGGTACGACGTCTTTACACATGACATGTGTAGGTGAGTTAGGGTGTAGCTGAAATCCCTTCGCCATAATGTCTGCACATTTAATTGCACGTGTAAGCTCGTAATCTAATCTCATCTTTTCTTCGACACGTTTAGCTATACGTTTACATTGACGTAGGCTTTCACGATCTAGGGGAACCATGAAGTTAATCTGTGCTCCCCAGTTTTCAGCTATGGTATAGGAATCTTGTTGTAGTCTTCCTGTATCTTCATCAATAGTTCTAGGTTCAGTATGGTTTCCCATGTAGAACGGAGAGAAGGTCATTGTGGAGCCATTACAGCTCACATTAGGACCAAAATATTGTCTACTTTGTGCTCCGTTATTCTGGAATTGCACCGCTTGGTTGGTAACATTCCCAGTTGCTGCTGCAACAGGGTTTGAGGTGTTATTTACTTTATCTTCAGCTAGTGCTGGACTTCCTATTGAGAGAAGACCGATAAGGAGGTAGTAGTAGCGTTTGTAGTTATGTCTCTTACTTCGTTGATAGTCTCTATAACTCCCGCATCTCTGGTCACTGTTTCCAATGTCCAAGGTAGGGATACATCTTCTATTTCGAATACTTGAGATTCTACTGAAATACCACCAGCTATTCCTTCGCTTTGTGTGTCTATTTTGACGTTGCTTCCAGACCATGTTGATAATGATCCTCCTACAACTTCTGTAGTAATTGTTTCATTGATGACTTGAGTGGTAGTCGTGGTGGAGTTCATACTGCCTTGGGTGAATGCAGGAGTAATTTGATTAGCCTTAGCTGCTGGTGTTAGCAGAGCTAAGAGTAAGAGCCATTTGTTCATGCTTCTTTTTTCTTTGCCATTGGACATTCAACAGGTTTATTACCGTTGCCGTTCTTATTACCAGTAGTTAAACCAAACGTGGCAAGTGCTCCAGTAAACACCGAAGCTACGAACGTGATATCTGAGTTACCAGATTTCTTAACCATTGGTATATCAACGTAATTGAGCGTTATTATCGCTCCAGACCAAACCACTACAGCAAGCCTTACGAAAGTACCAAGGATTTCTATTTGATGTTCTTTATCCTCAGCAGCATCTTTTAGCTTTCCAAGGATTCCTTTTTTTTCTTCCTGTTTTCCTTCCATTTATTAACTTTGCCTTGTAGGAATTTAGTAAGTTTTTTCTTTATCTGATCAAAGAATGGTTGAGCAAGGGTGGTTACAGCTACAGCAGAAACTGCAGCATAAGTTGCTGTCATAACTACCTCAGTTGTAGGTAGTGGTATGGGTATGTCTAATACAGGTACTGTAAGAGAAGGTGACTCTTTCTTTTCTGTTGTTGTTTTCTTTACTCCCTCTGGACTTCTAAGGTCGCTAGGAGGCACCCGTAAGGGCTTGTAAGAGGGTATGTCTGCCGTTGGGATGTCAAGGGTAGGGCGGGGTAAATCAAGCGTATCTGGGAGCCTTATAAAGGGGAGGTTAACTGGCTCCCCAAGGCTAGACATTATGCGAAGACTCTATGAGGTGCTTTAGGTGTAACTTCTTGTTTATCCCAATCTTTAGGTAGTGTACCAAGATAGTTAACGTGATAGCCATCTAGCTTAGTAGGAGCTTTAATCTCCTTACCTTCTTCATCCCATTCACCACCTTCATAGATGTCACCCACTACATCAATTGCATGATCATGGGTGTAAGCATTTAATACCTCTTTAGTTGTTTCCTTACCTTTTTCATCTGTTTCAGTAACAGTGCTATAAAACCCTGCTGCTTTCGCTGCTGTTACCCACGCTGCCTCATTAGTCCATTTAAAAAACGGACCAGGGACAGGCGTGGATTTTAGTTCTTCTTCTGCCATAGTTATAGTGATATGTTAATTAAGTTTTGATCCGGTAGACGTGTTTTCCAAGCTGTTATTCGAGATAAAGTATGATTTGAGAATGCAGTATTTTCAGCTCTTCCTATAGCTAATTCCACCATACTAGAACCTACTAAAGACATATCCACACTTGTATCTGCACTACCTAGCGTTCCATTGACTGCATAATTTGAATTATTGGTTTCAAATCCCCAAGATACTTTCTTAGGTGTAGTCGGTACAGTTAATTGATGTACTACTAAGTTAGCACTTGAGTCATCATCATAAATAACGCAATAATAAGCATTATCTGTCGTACCTCTAGAT